CAAAAGGTAGCAGCTCTTATTGGGCGCTAGAGATTGAGAATGTCCATCCGCAATGCGTTGGCTGCAATATTTTCGGAATGAAGAGTGGCGCAGCAGCGCAGGAGTACACTCTCTGGATGGAAGATATGTATGGGCGAGACTTCGTGCAAGAAATGCTTGAGAAGCGCAGAAACCCAATCAAACTTTACAAAAAAGACTACGAAGAAATGTATAAGGAGTGGTCTAAGTTAATTAAATACCATCAAAACCGAATAGGAGAATGTTGATGCGCCCAACCCATGCTGTAGTAAATGGAAAGACAGTAGAGCTATTAACCAGTGTTGAGCTAGAAGAATGGAGCTATAAATTAAAAGAATTTGATGGTGATGACTATCGTGGTCTTTTAACGCTGATGATTTTCTACAATCTCTTCGATGATTTTTTAGACTCAGATGAACAGATTTGGGAAAAGTACAAAGTTTTTATGAACACAACAAATGAAATCAGCAGAGAAAGCCAAACTACACACTAGGAGAAAGTAATGGACGATTTAATGCAACCAATGAGCCAAGCAGAATTACAGGCTTGGATATTAACTGGCGCAAATGAATTAGAAAAAGACTCGGCAGAGTTACGCGCAGTTGGTACTTTAATCAAAATGATAAACGAGTCAGCAGAATTTTTTGCAGCGCATCCAGAATGTGCCGAAAAGTATTCGACTTATTTTGAATCTAAGAATAAGGAGTTTAACCATGGATGAGTTAATTGATAAGTGTACGCAGTGGAGTTTGGACAGAGGCATTATTCAATACGGCGCTGCCGAATCTCAGTGTCTAAAGCTAGTCTCAGAAGTTGGCGAGTTATCTGACAACATCGCCAAGGGCAGGGATGTTTACGATGATATAGGCGACTGTCTAGTAGTTCTTAATAACTTGGCGGTTATGCACAACACAAGCCTAGAAGAGTGCCTAGCGTTTGCTTACGAGGATATTAAAGACCGTAAGGGAATGATGCAGCCCAATGGCATTTTTATTAAGGAGACGGATATATGAGCAACAAAGATATACAAATCGGCGGCAGTCATTATAAGGACATGAAGATACAACCTATAGACTATATAGTTGAGAATGAAATACCGTACAGGGAAGCAAATATTATTAAGTATGTTTCTAGGCACAAAGCCAAAAACGGTATAGAAGACTTACGCAAAGCTCGGCACTATTTAGATATGCTTATAGAATCTATGGTTGATTAGAAATAGTATTCGCCGCTTTCTATCATGTCGCATAATTCAACTGCGCGGCTACCTACTTGCTCAGACCAACGAGAGTCCATAAATTCAAGAGCAGCCTTAGAGTAATCTTCATTAGCCATTGCTGCTAAGGCTTTCTTGAATGTAAGCAGTCTGGTTATCCCTAGATTAAAACAGATGTCTATTATCGCATCTCTGCGGGCATTATCTAAGTCAGAAAACCAATCAAAGTTGCGTTCTAGCTCAGTAATTACCCGCTCTAGGTCATTCATGAGTAAAAAATCTATTTCTTTACTCGTTAAACCCATGCTTTCTAGGTTGCGACCAACACCGATAGTTTTTATTCCAAGCGAATCTTCGTAGACATATTTTTTGACGCCTTCGTGCCGCTTAATCATTTCTATCAGTTTAGCCATTTTATTTCTTTTTGAATAAGCCTGTAGCATTGAACAGAGTAACAACCGCTCTAACTATATCGTGAGCAACTGGCTGTAGCTTCTCAAATTCTTCGTCTATGTCATCTGCTTTTTCAATAGCAGCTTTTAGCAGTAAATCAAAAGCAGCTAACTTTTCTTTACCTGCACCATCGTCAGGGATTGTTTGTTCAATCAATTTGACAATATCAACCACCATTGTCCAAAGTTTTTTTACCCAACCAAGATAAGCTAATAAGCCCATTTTCTAATCCTCGTACTCTTCATCTACTAACAAATTGTAAGTTAATGCCGATTTATAGGTTTCTAATAACCCTATAAGCACCATTGCACTTACGCCAATTTCTAATTTCTCTTCTGCCCACTGCGCTAATTCATCCATAGCGGTTTCGGCTAAACGGTCAGAGCGTGTATCGGGGAAAGGTATAGTATCCATTAGCCTAAATACCTGAATGCAGCGCCAATACCTGCCGCTATTATTACCCAAACGAAACGCTCAGTTGAGCGCGTTTTTATAACATTTTCGGAAAGCCTGTCCACTTTATCTTCTAAGCTAGTCACTTTTGCCTCGATTGAAGACTGGCGGTTAAATACCGTAACAAGTCTTTCTTCAACTCTAGCTAACGAGATTATTGCTTCTTGCAAGCTATCTATCTTGGCTTCAACTCTGCTTAGTCGGTCTTCCATCTTCATACCTATAGCGTTAAATCAGGTGACTTTGCGCTGTCTCTGATTTGATAAACATGGCGTATTGCTTCACCGCCGTCACGATGGAATACAATTTGGTGCATCGCGCTTGCCGCTGAGTACCCTGCCCCTGCGTGCCAAGAATCTGGTGGAGCGAGAGTAGAAAAGGCTTCACAAATAACGCCATTATCTGTCTCGATAACATTCTGGTGATGCACGTGACCCAGTAACCACTTGCGGTAGTTAGTGCTAGCCCACTGCTCAGGTAGCATTCTGGGGAGTATAGCACCCAACTTTGCCGCTTTCACCTTGTCACCGTGATGTACAGCCAAAAGGTTTTTTCCAAACTGCACAGTATGAAAGAATCCATGAGGGTCTAAGATGGTAACTCGTGGCTCTTTCGAGTAATAAAACTTTAAGATTAACGCGAGGGCGATTGCAGTATCTGAGTCGTGGTTACCTCTAGCCATAACCACAACGCAACTCTTATGTTTCGTAAGCAACTTATCTATTGCAAATAAAAACGTCTGAGCGGCTGTTTCTAGCACTACCTCGATGCGCGTATCGACATCTAGTTTTGTACCCGCAAAAGTTGTACCGCCTGACCCATTAGCGTGGATAAAATCACCAACATTAACTAATAAACATTGTTCACTAGCAGGCGCAGCTTCTGCCAAGTAATCAATCGCATCTAGCATATCTGTGGACGCAATCTTAGTGTCGTAATCTCTAGCCTTTGTTTCTCTAGCATCTGCCCTCATACCAAAATGCGCGTCACCAATTATTATTGTTGGCAATAAGTCAGTAGAAAATTTCTTTTGCTTTGGCTTTGCCTTTGGCTTGTATTGAGGCAAATCTTTGGTAAGACCTTCAACAAACGCTTTTATTGCTTCATCGCGTTTTGCTTCAGTCATTGTGCGCTTAGTCTTTAGCCAAGCCTTATTACCCTCATCGTCAGCCGTGTAAATAGACCGACCAATAACAATTTCGCCTTCAGGGACGTGTCTTCGAGCATCCCAGTTACTTGAGTAACCCGCACTGGCGGCGTAGTTTTTAACCGCACCAATGTGGTCGCGTACTGTAGACGGAGAAATACCTAAGACACCCGCCGCTTTAGCAATTACTTCACCGCAGTCTTCCCACGCTTTAACTGCTTCGCGTTGTCTATCTGTTTTAGCGTAATCAATAAGACTCATAATTTACTTTTCTCTTTGGACGCCTTTGATTTTCTCAGCAGTTCTCATGCCGCCTAAGCCAAGCATTCCGAATAGCACTGGCATCATCGTTTGCATATCAATCAAATCTAGCTTCAAATCTAAACCGCCAAACTCTAGCCCTAAGTTAATAAATGGAATGAGGATAAAGTTAAGAAGCATAGCTAGAGAACACACCCAACCAATACTAGGGCGCCAACCTGCTACGAAAAGCGATGTATGAGCAGCCTCTACGGCGTTTAACTGTATCTGTGCCTTAGCTTGCTCGTTGGCTTGCTTGTCTGCAAGAGTCGCTATTTCATGCGCCAATGCCGCTTTCTGGTCTTTATCTTGGATTACTTTATCTAGTAAGCCAGAAACAGGAGCAATTAAACTTTGCGCGATTTGTAACATCATAGTGAAACCCTCAATATTGCCATTACACAAGCAAACAAAACTAAACCTATAAAGCCGAAACCAATACCGTCAATAATCATTCTTTTTCTTGCAGCTCTAGCACGAGCAATGTCTAACCTTTGTTTTCTTATATGTGAGCGAGTCCGCATCATGTCTATCCAGACATCTTCGCCAACGGTATAAACCATAATTTCTCTAAGGTGGCGTTCCATCTGCAAAGTCTTTTGCTTTGCCATAGTTATTTCTAGCGCAGCTGACTCCACAGAGCCTTTATCGAATAGCTTAGAAATAGTAGATGCGTTTTGAATACTAGCTTCGAGTTCTGAAACTTTATCCTTAGCATCAAAGAACGCGCTAAACTTATGCACGAGGTCTTGAACTTCGTGTCCTTTGTTAACAGCGGCATTGATATAATTAAATGCCTTACTCGCAGCAGAAACCGCCGCAATAATTTCTATCACGAGTAAACTTTAATCTTAGAAGGGTCGACAAGTTTAGGAACACAATACGCAGCGACTTTAGTTGTATTATGTTGTACGCCTCTAGCCTCACGCTTCCCCGATACAATCTGCGCAGCGAAATAGTTGCAGCGATTTATATTGAAGAAGTACATGGGTTCGCGGTTTGATATTATCTCCCCGTTCACCACAATCATAAGCATAAAGGCGTGAATCATTCATATTACTCTGGAGCGGCTTCGCTTGGCTCGACCCAATCGGAACTAACTTCCCACGCCTTAATTGCTTTGCGTTGGCGCTCTGTCTTGGCGTAATCAAGCAAGCT